CTTTTTTGGAATTGCTTTTTATTTAAGTTTCTAAAACAATCCCCCCATCCTATGCCATTTCTGGTGCGTTTGTGGCCTGTTCTATCCCCACCACGATCACATAATCGGTGAGTTGGTAGTCAACTACCTTGCCATTGGTGTAGTGCCTATAAATGCCCTTTTGTTCCAATGCAGTCTTATGTTTGTGACACTCCCCACACAATGCTTGAAATACATTTCTGGTGAACGCTTGTTTTCCAAATGCTGACCATGCAAACAAATGATCGACCTCGTTGGCACTCCTTATGTGACCTTGGGTGAGGCATGATTGGCAGATTGGTTGCTTCGACAATGTAATTTGCCTTTGTCGTTTCCATGCACCAGAGTTGTACATTGCATTAAATTTTTTGCGCTCATCGGATTTTTTCTCTATGTAGGTATCACGCCCACCATGATCAATGCAGAATGTTGACATTTTGGATCGGTTTGCTTTACAACCCAATGATGCGCATTTAGTGTTTGATGGTGCAGTTGGCATCAACCTGGCCCTGGATCTTCAATAATGTGCAATGGTCTGTTGTCAATCCAAATGTCAATATCAATTCCATTTGCTTCGCAATATGGTTGTTTTGCTTTGCCATTTGTAAGAATTACGTTTTCTTTTCCAATGATCTTGCCAATAGAATCCATTAAATCTTGTATTTCATCTTCATCGGTTGAATGTGACACGCAAAATAATTTGTCTTTGCGCAGGTAAACCAATTGAATAAATACATTCCAAAACTTTGGATCTGCTGAATAGGTCTTATGGTAATCAAGTGCAAACGTCAATTTGCCCTGTTTTTTTTCCTCTTTGAATCCTGATGCTCTGGCGGCATTGCCAACATCCACCGCTTTTTGCTTTGTATCAAATGGGCCTTTTGACCCCCAATACCAACCATCTGGTTTTTTGACTATCGGCATGATTCCCCCTTTGGATCAATTTTAATTTTTTCCCTGTAAGTTTCAATTATTCCACGCAAATCATCAATTGTGTATTTTTTGGGCTGATAGTTGGTTTCTAGTTCCAAAACTGCTTTTTCACCAATTTTCTTAATTAAATTCATTCTGTAATTGATTAAATTGCCAGATAAATGCAAATTACATTGTGCGCACTGTTTATGCACATTTTGTTCATTAAACCTCAAATTTGGTCTTGCGCCTGTGGATAAGTAATGCCCTGCATGATATATCCCACTGTTATGCCGATCACATGAAATGCAAGGCAAATTGAAATCCCTGTATCGAATGTAAGAATTAAAAACCGTTTGCGCCTGTTTCAGCCATTCCGATCTATTTTTTAACCGTTCTCTGGCTTTTTTGTCTGCAATTCTTTCAATTCTGGCTTTTTCCTCTTTTTCCTTTGCATTTAGTTTACAAACGTACTCACCTGCGCAAACCGCACCACAAACCTTATGAGCCATGTTGAATTTTATAAATTCCTTTCTGCATATTGCGCATTTAGTCATTTTTTTTCCCTTTTATTTACTGATTAACCAACCAATAAATGCCAAAATATAAAAACATAAAGCACTACAAATTAAGAAAAATTTAATTAATTTTGTAATTTCTTCTTTAATCATTGAATTTAACCTCTTTTTGTGTTCCAAATGCAGTAATTAGTTCAATCATCTCGCCCAATTCTGATTTGCTCATTTTGCTTGTTGATTGTCCGCAAATTACAAAACCGCCATCCAGACCTGGAACAACCTTTTGCTTTTTAAAACTTGCGCTGAAAACATCTTTCCATTCTTCAGATGTGAGTTTGTTATCGTACCAAATGACCTGATTGGATATTTCATTCAGCATTGCCCACATTTTTGCGTTTTGCTCCAATGAACGAGTTTTTGGCCTAATAGTGCAAACCATGTTTTCATTTGCTTGATTTATGCATTCCATTGCCCTCATTTTCACTTCTTTGTTAATAAGATGAAAAATTCGCTTTTCCATTTATAACCACGCAATGTAATGTTTTTGATCTTTTGTTAATTTATCGTAATTTTCAAAAATTTCATCAGAAATTAACAAAGAATTTAAATAGTGAAATATTGCTTGATTAAACATATTTTCCTGAATATACCATTGCATAAATTCTAAACTTTCCCAATAACAATGTTTCAAATAAAAATGCTTTTGTATATTAGTCATTGTTTTGCCTTCAAAGAATATTGCGCAACTGATTTACCATTTTCAAACTTGATTGATTTGGTTTCAATTTCATGCCCAAGTTGTTTCAAATCACTGATTCGTGCCGCCAATCTAAAACATCCAAACTTTTGTAATGCCTCGATTGGGGTTAATGCATTACCTGATTTCAAGTGTTCAATTATCATTTGTGTTTGTGTCATTTTGTGTTTTCCTTAAATTACCGTTAAATCTTTTGATCTGCTAATCATTTTGTTCCGACATTTCAATATTTGCCTTTCATACTCCTTTCTTGATATAGATTGACGTTGTAAATCATGGTATTCGTAAACCTCACGCATTGCATTTAAACCTGCACCATCAAAACCAAATTTCCCTATTCTTTCAAATCTTTCTTTGCTCTCAATCAATGCTTTTTGCAATCTTTCGCACCAGGGCAATATTTCAGGGCCAATTCCAGATTTGCCAGTTGTCTCTGCAACATTCAACATTGCAACAATCGTAAACCAATCTTCCTTGGTTGCCATTCCACGTTTAAATGCATCCATTGCACTCAATTCGATCATTCTGACCTCATCAAGTATTTTATCGTCTGATACTTGAACGCCCTGAATCACAAAATTGATTGTGTCCACCAAATCCCAAACTTTTCGCTTAGTTCTTTTTCTCATCTTTTAATTCCGCAATACGTTTTGCAATTTCAATTGATATTCCTTTGAGCAATGTCTCTTGTTCAAATTCTTTTGCTTTTCCTCTTACATATTCCAACCAACCAGGTTTCATTGATAGCTTTGCATAATAGTCAATTGTTTCAATTTTGAATTGATCCCAATCAAACATTTGATTCAAACATCCATTTTCGCATTTGAACTGAAACTGTGTGTCCTTTTGAAATCCACATCCATTTGGTTTTGTTCATTGGACATTTTGCGCAAAACTTAAATTGACATATTGCAAGATTTTCACAATTCATTCTGATCTATCCCTTAATGCTTCCTTGGCAAACTGCAAAGATATTGGCCTGACTTTCAAACCACCCATGTGATCACGCAATATCTTTTTGGCCCATGCTTTGTGATCAAACGATTCTGGCTTTTTAAGTGTTGCCATTTTTTCTGCTAATTCAATTGGCATTGGTGTGCCTTTAAAATCAATTTTTTCAAGCTCATCTTTTCTAGGCGCTGACATACATAATTTTTTGAATGTAATCAGGTTTGGTGGCCTCTCTGGTAAGTTTTCAAGTGCCCATGCAATCATTTCCAAACGATCACCAAATCCTGATAATTCATTCATCCAAACTGTTTTCACATCATTTATGTTCATGCCAACCCACATATTTATCCATTGATTTCCGTAAATAATGGCAAATCTGTTGAATAACCGATCAATTGCAGTTGCTGATAATGTCATCTGTTCTTTTCCTTTAATTTAGCTTCTATTTCGGTATAAATAATAAGAAAGTCTACAAAATCCACATGAACAGCATATTTGATGTAATTCATATTGTAAATTTCAGATTTTTCCTCATCTGTTAACCCTACCCATTCTTTAGTTTGTGGTGTGGTGTAGAGTTTTGTTCCCTCTGTTAAAGGTGCGTCAGCAAAACCCCAAAATTCTTTTGTTCCTTTGGGAGTTAGGCGATGCCCCATGTAAGTACCCCAAGGCTCATTCTGCTCTTGCTTGGCATTAATACGTTCTAATAATTCAGCCGCCTCCACAGATACTGGATCACTGTTTTCATAGAGAGCTTCAATTACTTTTTGAACGTAATTAAATGAATCATCTTGCTCTTGTTGCATTACTTCTTTAGTCATGTGTTATTCCTTAATACCATGAGCGGCTTCTATTTCGGCTGTAATCTCATAAATATTCCCAGAAAAACAGTCTTCCTCATGCAATCTATCAATATCTTTTCTTGTCAAAGGCTTACGTTGTTGTGGTTTGGTGTAGAAGGCAACGCCTTTGTTGTTATCACGGCTTTGTACCCAAGCATCAAGACGTATGTCATATCGAAAATATCCATAAGGCTCACCCTGCTCTTGCTTGGGAAATTCTCTTAAACCATTTCCGCAAATTGGACAATCAATTTTGAACCATGAATATTCTTTAGTCATTTTTCAATCCCTATGAAAGTTGATTCCATTTCCAATGTTTCTTTTCCATTTTTAGTTTTTCCTGTCATTTCATCAATAAATGCCTTTTTAGCCTCCAAATCTTGTTGATAAAACGATTTGATAATTGGCTTTTGTTTGTCTGCAACCCAATCGGCCTTGAACCCACGCCATCCCCGAGTTGCAACTTCTGCCAATGCCTCCTCCAATGTCCACCCTGCTTTGTTGGCCTCCCGAGCAATTCCATTGATTACAGTTTCAGATATTGCCGCTCTGGATAACTTCCTTTGTTTAACAAAAGATTCCCAAACCTCCTTTGATACACCTTCAGGTGCTAATAATTGGGTTTTGGGTTTTGGGTTATGTGTCTTGGGTATTGGGTCTTGGGTAGCATTACTATCGGATTGCG